GTTATCTTATGGACGTCCACACATTGTGGTTCAGACTAATAATGACCAATTCTTCATTATGGGTTTAGAGCAAGGTGCTGATGTTGTAGGGGGTACAATTTCAACAGGTGGTGAGATGAAATCTGCTTCGGGATATTCTTTGAATTTTGTTGCAGACGAGAAAGTACCTGCTAACTTCTTAAATGCGGCTACATCAACTGCGATGTTAGCATTATTTACAAGTGCTACTTTAGTTACTTCATAGCCTAAAATGTTTCACTAGGCTAAGAAGGGGTGTCGATTAAGTTCGGCATCCCTTTTTGTGTTTAAAACAAAATCTAAATCTTTAAGTTATATATACATGATAGTATTAGAACCTATAGCGACATCTCAATTAATTACAGTGACTCAAAGGTTAACTGACCTTGGTACAATACCTAGAGCTAATAAACTACAAATTACAGACGAAGAAACAAACGTATCTAGGGTAATAACATTAACGGCTACAGCTCCATACGATTACTTTGATAATATTACCTTAACAATTAATTTTGAAGACGTAAGAGACTACAGCGTAAATGATGGTAAATACATAGAAAATACAACAACAAACCAATTTATATTAAATGACTAGTAACCACGTTATAGAATTATCTGCATATACTTCACCAATAGTTACGGAAGACAAGCGTAATGAATGGGTAAACTATGGGGAAGATAATAATTACTTCCAATTTTTAATTGATAGATATTCAAATAGTGCTACACATAGCGCCGTTGTAAACAATATTAGTAGATTAATATACGGAAAAGGATTGAGTGCGTTAGATGCGTCTAAAAAGCCAAATGATTACGCACAGATGTTGACGTTATTCACAGCAAACGACTTGCGTAGAGTAATCCAAGACTTGTATTTATTAGGTCAGGGTGCGTTTCAGGTACATTACGATAAAGGACATAAGAATGTTGTTAAGGTTTATCATATCCCTGTGCAATTATTACGCCCTGAGAAGTGCGATAAAGAAGGAAACATTGTAGGGTATTACTATTCTGATAACTGGGAAGACCCAAAGAAGTTTGTACCTAAAAGATTTGACGCATTTGGCGAGGGTAAAAGTGAGATTGAGATATTAATGATATACTGTATTAGAAGAAAAAATTAGCGAATACCTTATTAATGAGGTTACAAATGGATTCAGTCCAACTACGATTGTAAACTTTAACAATGGTACACCAACCGACGAACAAAAAGACGAGATAGCAAGAGCTACAATAAATAAATTAACAGGATCAACAGGTAAGAAAGTAGTTGTTTCATTCAATGAAGATGAAGCTAAAAAAACTACAATCGATAGCGTACCTTTGAACGATGCACCTGAACATTACCAATACTTATCAGATGAATGCAGAAGTAAGATTCTAACAGGTCACTGTGTAACTTCACCACTTATATTTGGTATTGCTACAACTACAGGATTTAGTGCAAATGCAGATGAGTTAAAGAATAGTGTTGTGTTATTTGAGAACATGGTTATTCAACCTAAGCAAAAAGTATTAATTGAAGCTATCAATAAAGTACTTACATTTAATGCTATATCTTTAGACCTTGAATTTATACCATTACAGCCTTTAGATAGCTCAGGAGAATTAACGGATAATAGTTCTAGACCAAGTTAAAGAAGAAACTGGTGTTGAAATGAGTGCGGAGGACCATATTGAATGGATTGACGGGCATGAATACGTGTTAATAGATAGTAGAGAAGTTGATTATGACTTAGAAGATGAGTTAGATGCTGAATTAGAAGCATTAAATTCACCAAAAAAAACGTTATTATCTAAAATTGTTAACCTAGTTTCTACAGGAACTGCAAGAGCTAATATTAAGTCAGACCAAGATGGTGCTGTTTTCAAACATAGATATAGATATGTAGGTGGAGTTTCTGAAAATACTAGGGATTTTTGCAAAGGAATGATTAAAGCAAACAAAATATATCGTAAAGAAGATATTTTGTTAATGGGGTCACAAGCAGTTAATGAAGGTTGGGGACCAGAAGGTGCAGATACTTACTCTATTTGGCTATATAAAGGAGGTGGAGATAACGAGTATATCAAAGACCAACGGACATGCCTTATAACGGGTTTTTACCAACAAATAAACGATTTAACTAATGGCAGAAGCATTATTAATAGGGAAAGCAGATTTGCAAGCGTATACGGCATTAAATGGTAATGTTGATACGGATAAGGTAATACCATTTATTAAGATAGCTCAAGACATTTGGCTGTTGCAATATGTAGGTACTGACTTAATGACTAAAATTAAGAATGATATAGCAGCAAGTACATTAACAGGTAACTATGCGACGCTTGTAAACACGTATCTTAAACCTATGTTGATACACTTTACAATGGTTGAATATTTACCATTCGCAGCTTATTCGATATCTAATAAAGGACTTTATAAACATAGCTCTGAGAATGCTGAGATAGTAAGCAAGGAAGAAGTTGATTATTTAATAGAAAAAGAAAAACGTATTGCCGAAAATTACTCGCAAATGATTAGAGAGGTATACAAGCCTAAACAAAACAATATTATTAAATTAGAGTTATATCTAAAGAAGATAAATAAAGATGGCAAACAAAAAGATAAGCGAGTTAACACCGAAAGCAGCACAACTAGAAGATAGTGATTTAGTGATGGTATCTGACTATAATGGTACAACATACGACACTAAGTCAGTTACAGGCGCGGAGATAAGACCATTCAAAACTATCTTATTTACATTATCACAAACAGGTACAGCGGCACCAACTGTAGATTATAGCTACGAAACAGAGGTTACTCAAACTTTTACCTTTGCTAGGGCTGCTGCAGGAGAGTATACATTAACAGCATCTAGTGCTTTATTTACAGCTAGTAAAACTTTTATAAATATATCGTTAGGAGCTAGTGGAGCAGGTACTAATATAGGAGCTTATAGAACGTCTACAACAGTGATAACATTTTACACTTCGGATAGTACAGCAGCTTCACTATCAGACTCGCTACTAGATGTCGCACAATTAGAAATTAAAATAATAAAATAAGATATGAGTTTACCAAATTTAGATAGATTAGTTGCTACGAAAGGAACTAAATTAGTTAATGACACAACGGAAGTAACCGCTACAATTGCTGGAATTTTCGTATTAGAAGATACAGTATTCAACGCTATTAAAGTTGGCGGTACAGATGTTAAGAGTACGTATATTACTACTCCAGGAACTGCCGTTAAAGCTGGTGCATTGATTACAGGTCAAGGTGTGTTATTTAGCGGTGTTGACTTAACAAGCGGGTCGGTTAACTTAATATTAGGTTAGAATGTTCTACGGATACGGAATATTAAATAATCATGTTCCAACGTTAAAGGCTACTGCTATGCGAGTAGGGGCGGCTATTAGCTCTTTACTTACGGGCTTATATGCCGTATACAAAGGTGAATCTAATGCAAACGATTCACTAGGTACTTACAACGGAACAGCACAAGGTGGATTAACTTATAGCGGTGGAAAGAGTGGCAATGCTTTTACATTTAATGGTACTAATGCTTATGTTAGTTTGCCGAATAATATGTTTAATTCATTTACGGGTGATTTTTCATTTAATATGTGGGTAAACTTAGTGAATACGGGAGCTAATCAATCTTTATTAAGTTGTAAAATTTACGATGGTACTAATAGTTATGGTGTAGCCGTTATAAATTTTGGGTACAATATTATACAGATATGTAATGGCACAGCTAGTGTTGTAACATTGCAAGAACCGTCTGTGAATCCATATAGTACCTGGTACATGGTTACGATAACACGTAAAGCAAGTACGGGTACTAAAATATATTATAACGGAAGTTTGAGTGCTTCTAATTCAAATACTACAAATCCAGTATATCACCCATCAACGGCAACTAAGTGTGCAATTGGTGCCTTAGATTATTCTACAAGTTTTGGAGGTGTTTACTACTATTTAGCTAATGGTTCAAAGATTGATGAGTTAAATGTATGGAATAAAGAATTAACAGCAACAGAAGTAACAACATTATATAACACTGGAACAGGTAAGTTCTACCCAACATTTTAAACTATGACTAAAGTAAGACAATTAACATTAGAACAAAAAAATATCCTTGTAGGTAAAGTATGGGGATATAATGGACAATTATTCAATCCTCAAATTGATGCTAACGGAGTTTGGTTTATCTCAAATGAAGAAGTAAACGGATGTACATTAGCACAAGCTGAGTCCATCCCATGTGATGCATGGCTATTGACTTTGCCTGAAATTGATTATAATCCTGTAGTAATTGAGTTTATCTAATGCAAGAGATTTTCGTATTGGTTGTATTGGTTGTAATTCTTTACTACTTTCATAAACCTATAACTTCCTGGTTAACATCGTTAATTAAGCGTAAAGAAAAAATACAAGATATTAAGTCTTTGAAGAGTCATGATATCTTTTCAACTTTGCAACGTGTAAAACAAGAAGCAATGTTTCTTAAATTTTTCTCTCATGGAAAATACGACGAAACTAAATCTAGAATGTCTGCGGATTTTGTGAGGTTTAAGTGCGATGTTTGCTATGATAAATTTCAATCGTTTTTAGATAATGATTTTAGTAAATTATCTAGTGATGAATTAAAGCAGTTAATACTTTCTTCACTTTGGAATATGCACGCGAAGTATGTAAATGAAATAAAAAACCATTGGATTGATAGAGGTATTGAGAAAAAAGATGTTGATTATGTAATTGAATTATTTGAACTATTTAGACATGGAGTCGTGATGGGTTTTCAGCATAGAGTTGAAGCAATATTTTCATGTGAACATTACGATAGTCATTTTAAAAAAATACTTGCATCTTACAATATCTTTGCATTTGGAATTGATTTACTTCCTAAAGACTTACAAGACACATTTGAATCTATTAACGGTAAATTTGCACAAATAAAATATAATTGATATGAAATTAATTGATAGAATAAAAGCTCCAAGACC